AGTACCAATATCTTGCCAATCATTAAACTGTGTACCAAACCCTAGACCAACTAATCTTGACCATGCATCATTTTCACCTTGAAGGTTTACAACTACTTCGGGTTGATTAGCAGTATCAATCCAGTTATCATTAGGCGGTGTAAGATCAACCGTTCCTATCCATGCTAATACCGCATAAGGATTAACATTAATCGATTGGGATGCTATTGTTTGATTTACAAATGTTGCAGTAGTATATGGAAGTGTAATTAAATCTCCCTTTTTCGTTACGTTCTGTGAATCACCAGATTCATAAGACACATCTGTAATATTAGAATTAAAACTTGGTCTTAATGTTTGTTCTGCAAAATCGATTGCACATTTATAATCTGCACTTAAAACATCACCAACACCATGACCCCTAAACGGATCAGCTAAAATTCCATTCTTAAATCTATCTAAACCATTTGCATCCTTAATAACTAATGCTTCTGTTTCACTTTCTAATAAAGATAATGAAGCATAATATTCTATATTGTCTATACGTTTTTCCAATGCACCAATGTCTCGCATTGTGTATCTTTTGTTTTCAATATATTTTGCATTAACGTCTGATGCTTTAAATGTATATGCTGGAATCTCCAATGCATACAAGTTCATAGTACCATCTAATCTAATAGGGGGTACAGTTGTTAAGGAAGGAACACCCATGTTACTTCCGAATTTTCTTTCTCTACTTAAATAAACAGTATCAACTCTTGGGAGATAATAACTATAATCAGCAGACCAGTTTGTATTGGGTGATGGTACTTCAGCATTTGAAACACCAACACCACCATCATCTCGTCTTGGTCTAAAATCAATACAATCTCTTAACTCAACTGTATCACCAGTTATGGGTGATGTATAAGTTGGAATATTATCAAAACCAACGGATGATGTATAAGAGTCAACTGAAAAATATCCTATACCAGTATGAGTAAAATAAGTAAAGACAGCAGTAATTCTTCCAGTAGGTGCGGTTGAACCATCTTTCAACTTAATAGAACCATGATCGTAAAAATTATCTTTCTGGCCAGTATTAAGAGAATATCTAGATGAAATTTCTGGTGAACCAGCAACAACAGTTGTAACAGTTTTTGTAAATCCAGATGTTGCTCCAATAACATCCTCTACAACAAAAGTTCCACTCATTAATACATAAGTAACTGTTGTTGTTCCACCAGCGCCTGCAATTACTTTACCCTTTGCACCAGAAGTTAATCCTGTTATAGTTTCGCCTGGTGTCAATGAATCTGATGTTTGATTAACATTCAATGTTGGTAGAGTAGGATCAGTTGCTAAATCTTCAGAATCATAAACCGCATCAAGAGTATAAACATCAGAAATTTCCAATGAATCACTACTCAACATAGATGTATTAGGAGATGCAATAGTTTTACTATGACACTTAGTTAACGCTTTTGTTTTCTCTTGTTTATTATCGATATTCAATGTCGCAATAATATCTGCTGTAAAGTTTGTAGCGGTATTAGCATCAAATGTAACCGATATATTATCTGGGCCATTAACAGTTGCAGTTGCTGGATCATCTAAAGAAATAACATCACCTACACTAAAAGCAGAAGTTCCAACTGTTTTTACCGTAATAAGATAGTTCTCTACTTTATTAGTATTACTTAAACTACCAGTACCTAAAAATGTTTCAGTAACACCACCAGTAGGAATCGTTGCTTGACCTACTGTAAACGGAACATCTTTAAAAACTCTTTTTATAGTATAACTTGTGTCAATACCAGAACTTTCATCACGAATAGTTTGTATAGTATTCTGAGGAAGTTTGAATAACATACTATTCTCAGATGTTTCAAATAACTTTGCATCGCCACCAGATGTTCCACCATCCTTACCACTATCATCAATATTAGCATAACCAATAAAATCAATAGCACCAGATAGAGGACTTTCTGGTATTACAACCGATTCAACCTCTGCAAAGGTAGAAGTTGTTATTTGAATATCATAGATATATAATCTATATGTAGCAGTTACACCAGTACCAGAAATATGTTGAACACTTCTAATACGTGCTTCACCAATTTTTGTGTTTGCATAAGTTCCAGAATCAGTTGTAACGATAGATGCATGATCAGCATTATGCAAGTCAATCTTTACATTAGATGTAATATCAAACATACCTTTGTAGCCTGTTACAATAATATAGTTACCATATTGCATTAGACGATCAAAGTTATTTACGTTTACTGTTGTTCGTGCTTTTTCAATAGACAAGTCTGTTGAAATAATTGTTTCATATTCAAAACCTTCAATGAAAGCTTTGCCAGGATCAAGTCTTGCAATAAATTTTGTACTATCTAATGGATCGTCTTTTAACTGAATGTTAAAAGGTCTTACAGTATAACTACCAGACTCATCAAATGTTCTTCTTGCAAATGTTTGTTCCAAAGCAGAATAAAGAGGAACAGCAACATCTAATTGTTTTAAACCGTTATCGACTCTTAACACTTCAAAGAAGTCTGTATCATCTTCCGAATCAAGTGTTTTCTTTGTTAATGTCAATGCAAGTTTCAAACGATCTGCGCCAGGAGCAGAGAAGTTAAAAGAACCTTGTGCATTATCCAACAATGTTGAATCATCACCAGAAGTTATAATACTCTCTAGTACGGTTACACCAATTTTATAAGAAGGGGTATTTGTATATTTGTCAAGAACGATTGTCTGTGTAGCTGTTTTAACAAAATTACCATTGATATAGAAAACACCTTCACTTAAAGAAACAGAACTACCAGTACCAGTAGGTGAACTTGATTGTGTCAATGCAGATATACTTAAATCAGTTGCACTTACTCTTTCATTACCAAGAAATGTTGGTGATGTTTCAATCGTAGATGTTGCGGTTGTACCCGAACCACTACCGCCTGCAAAAGTAATTGTTGGAGCAGAAAGATAACCAGTTCCAGAATTGGTTACATCAACGGAAGTTACTGTACCATTGTTAACATTCGCAACAGCAGTAGCACCAGAACCTCCATTTGTTGGCGTAATAACTACTGTAGGAACACTAGTATATCCAGAACCAACATTGAGAACTTTAATTCCCTGTACACCGTCCGTTACTGCACCACCAGTAATATACTTAACAAATACTGTATTAGGATCGCCAGAATCAGTATCAAGTTTAGCAGTACCAATAACTAAAGCTTTAGTTCCAGATTCATTACCAGTAATAGTTTTACCAGCAAAGTTATCAACATTAATATCTACACCATTTAACTGACTTTGTAGTTTAACAAACTCATAATCTAAATTTAATGTTACATCAGCGCCAGTTACTTTACTTCCATTTTTAAAAACATGATCTCCGAATTTCTTTACTTGATCTCGGAGTATGGATTGTTGCGTAGTTAATTCTCTAGCTTGTACGGGCAGAGATGGTTTATACATGACCTGATGAAAATTATCATTCTCATCAAAATCATCAAAATAAGGATTCTGGTTTGTATTGACTGTAATGTTATTAGACATAATTTACCTTTAGTTTTTTTTAATTATTTATACTAGAATTCGACAACTAGTTTTATATCTTCGGTTGAATCAGATGCTCTATTAATTGGTGTTCTAAATTCTGTATAAATTATTGAACCCGAACCGTCATCTATTTCATCAGCGTTATAGGTTGTACCAGTAGCTGCAACACCACCAGTTTTAGGATTAGCCAAGAGATGTACTTTTCTAAAATCATCTCCTACTGGAAAGTCAGCACCTTCATTACCAACTAGTCTAGCATTCAACATAACAAATGCACCACCCAATTCACTTACAGCATTACTACCATGTCCGCCCGTAGGTGAAATTATAGGATTAATTACGGCACCAGCACCACCACCACTTGTTACAGCTGCAGTTACAAAACGATATCCAGAACCGATTGTTACCATAGATATTTTTTTAACGACACCTGACTCTACACTTGAAACTCTAGCAACTGCACCAGTACCATCATTAGCACTAGGAGTTATTGTTACAACTGGTGCAACAGAAAAATCACTTGTGTTATTTAAATCAGTTGACCATGCAGAATCGATTGTAGCTGTTTTAGTTGTTCCATCATAATCTGTAATTGTTCTTAACTGTCCATTACCTTCACCATTTGTAATAAAGATTGTCATTCCATTATAATAATCATCTGTAGCATCAGCACCAACATCTAGAACAGCAGTAGTTCCTGATCCTGACTGTGCAGTACCAACATGGAATTTATATCCAGTACCACCACCAGTAACTGCTATATGATCTAATGCTCCATCAACAGCTGCACCTTCTACTGTTTCCTGATCCGTACCAGCAGTCGCTGGAGTTTTTACTGGAATCCAATCGGTTGTTACGAATTTTAAAACATCTCCTTGTGGAACTTCAAACATAAACTTCCATCTATAATTATCTGCTGTTTCAATAATGTCAGCAGAAACACCAGTTGGTTCTACCGTAGAAGCGGCTCCACCATAATTACTAATACACTTATAAACTCTAAATGCACTTGTAAAAACAAAGAAGTCCTGATCTATAATATCATCTGTCAAATTATCATACTCAACATAAACTGTACCAGTAGTCCAATCAACTCTCTTGATAACATGAGAAACACTAGAAGCGGGAATTAGTTTAGCTGCAATCATAGAAGCATGATGTATATATTGAGATGATGTAGTATCAATCGGAATGGGTATAATAGTATCACTCGGCGTTGTTTCGTTATATTCACCAGCGCTAGCTCCACTCCAAGGCGAATCTTTACCGATCATCAAATAGACCTTATTCGATCCTAATGAATCAATAAAGTTATCTGCGTTATATTTTCTAAAACTGTTATGGATTATAGCACTCATAATTATTCGTTCCTTTTAATTGTTTTGTTATCTGTACTTCGATATTTATAATACTTTTTTAAAGTTTATGAAGGCGGTAAAGCATTTGCTTCATCACCAGTTACATATTGAGTTACTGTAGCATTCGTTAATCTTCTATGTTTCTTTCCATTAAAGAAAACATACTCTGAAATTATTTCATTTTTAAAATTCTCAATAGTTGTACCAGACTGATTGCCAGAACCAATAACCTGACTATACCCACCTTGATTGAGAAACTTCATTCTATCCAGGCTTCTTCTTATCGGCCCAAGTCTTAATTGTGAAGAACCGAATTGGTCTGACTCACTAACAGTACCATAATCCATAGGGTTAGCAGTTGGGCCAACTATGAAACCAAAATCTCCACTTCTAGTAGCAACTACATTAACAAAAAGGTAATCATCAAAACCACCATCAACTAATTTCTGAATACCTAAGTCTTGCTCATAAATCTGACATTTAGTTGGTTCAGAAAATGCACTAACAAGTTGAGATATTAATTTATAGTCCTCACCATCATCAACCATCTGTGTTATCAAACCATGATCTTCCGTTTCCTCTACACTATCAGAAATAAGTTTATAATCTTCAGCATTAACAATTAGTTCACTATCACCTTCACATGAATCTATTTTTAAATTTAATCTTACTGGCGGTTCAATATCGCCATCATGGAAAATAATTGTATATCTATCAGATAAATCAAGATTAGTTAAAGAGAAATTTGTTTTTATATTAGATATTAATTGATACCTTCCAAACAACGCTAGACCAGCTGGATGTATCGCACGTTTAACAATGTCTCTCCATTTATCAATCGTTTCTCCAACAGTAAGAACATAAGAAAATAATTGATAGTAATTACTATCCTGTAAATATTTATTAGCAGATAGAAATCCATTATCAGAAATAAAACCAACATTGAACTTTGGTTCATATGAACCTACTGTAACACTTACCTGTGCATCACCATCACCAAGTCCTGTTAAATCTAATGTTGGTGTACTACTAAAACCGAAACCATTATTTTGAATTTTTAATTCTGAAATACCACCAATGTTCCATCCAATAATTTCTGGAACAAAACCATTACCACTACCACCAGATATTGTTGGTAGGGAAGTGTAACCTCTACCCATGTTTTCTAATTCAAGTTCCGTAATCGTTCCACTACCATCAACAGCTTTGACAATTAAACTTGCAGTTCTACCATTAATATTCATCTTACCAGAATTATTGAAAACAAACTTATCACCAACTTGATAACCAGTACCACCATTGGTAATATTAACTTTCAATATACTACCAGCGGTTAATTTATTAATCTTTATAACCGCACCAGAATTATTTGCACCACCGCCAGATATTGGTATTGAACTTCCAACAGAATAATTATTTCCAGCAACTTGTATGGAACTACCAGTTACCATTGACCCCAATGTAAATGTTAATGTTCCATCTGAAATAACTTCATTCATTGAGAAGGTGCCTAGAACACCAGAAAGATATAATGTAGAAACAACATAAGAACCTACACTCTCTTTCAATATATTTTCAACAATAGCAGTAGCGGTAGAAGTTTGACCAGTAATTTTTTTTCCTACTAATTTAAATACACTATCATCAGCACTAGTATCAATCACTCTTATAATTTTACTTTTATTATATCTACCATCAGAGGTACGAAGCATATCCGTGGCAGGAAAATAAAGTTCTATTTCTTGATTATAAAGTAATCTAAAAAATAACTGAAATGATTTCTCACTACCCTTTGCACGATAGAAATCTCTGAGATGTTTTAATACAAATGGTTTACTTGTGTTTGCAAAAACTGCTTCTGGAATATCTACGGCATACTGCTCTTTAAAGTATTTTAAAAAATCTTCCGTAGTACTTCCGAGGTCTGCATAATTATTTAAATTACCAATGATCTCGTAGGGTTTCCCCTGCTGTTCCATATATTCGTAATACGCTTCAAGAAAAGCTACAAACGTAGGATGATCTGTTTTGACAAACTCAGGAAGTTGTCCTTCTATTCTTACACTAAGTCTCTCATCAAACTTAGGATGAATAGGTTGATTTGGTTTTACTTTAGTTGTCATATTAAATTGTTTCTGAAACCATTGTTATAGTAATAGCATCTGTTTCATTTACATCATAAGTTAAAATTTGTTCTCTCAAAGGAGTAATATCCGAATTATTACTATCAGGTGTTACAGTAAATCTAATAAATTGTTCACCAGATGTAATTGAAACGATAGTTAAACTATTTAATGTTATCTTACCAGTAGTATAATCAATCTCACCTTGATTCTTTGTACCGTCTGGTTGTACTAAGTAAACAGCAGGAGCATCCTGTACACCATTAGTAGTTTTTGCAGCTTTAATTTTTCCTTCCGAATCATCAATCAATACATATGTGTTTCCGTCTGAACCAACAAAAGATTCTGAGGTAATACTTCCCTTTTTTATTGCATTATTAAAATTCATTGTAAAGGTCTGTGCTTGATTCAAAAGAGTTGGTATAACTCTTTGGCGATACTTAATCATTGTTTTATTATTTCTAATAGCAGAACTAGTATCATCAATAGAAGAAACTAATTGTGAATACCTAAACTTTTGATCGAACTTTTCTAGATTATTCTGAATGTAAGATTGAATAGATGTATTGATATTTGTCGAAAGAGTAGTCTGATCTGTTAACAGTTTAACAGGATCAAAATTTATTACACTATCAATTAGAACATAAAAGAAAACTGGATCAATAATCTCTGGTTGTATTGTAACAACATTTAACTTTTTAAGAACGGTATCACGAATATTCTCTTTAGTAGAAGTACTATAAACATTATTACCAGCTGGTTTGGCTGCAATAAAAACTTTTCCATACTGTACTGGGTCTGCCTCCTCACCACCATAAACAGTTATGGATTCAATGTCTGGTCTTTGTTCTAACAAAATTGCTTTATAATCTTCTTTTGTACAAGCTCTTTTCTGTGCAGAATATAATTTTGGTGCAAGAAATTTTACAGAATCAGATGTCTGAATATCAGAACCACCATTTGCGATTGTGTTAGTTGTTATAACATAATTTCCAGAATCCAAACCAGCAACTACGCTCGTTGCAGTAAAGGTACTAGCATTATTTGCAGCTGATCCATTTGTAGTCATGTATTCTATGAAAACAATATTTCCATCTATCAACTGTTTACCAACTGAACCATCTCCAAAAATAATTTCGTATTCTTGATCTTTTATTTCTTCTACCCAAAATACAGCATCAGTACTTTTAATCACATTAATATCTATACTTGAAGCATTAGTAAATGTCTC